ATATGCCATACATCATCAATCGTTGTAAGATCCTAGGGTTACCTGCTGAAATGCTATCTCCTATTAATGATATCTACATGCGTAAGCGTGGGGAATTCTGGAGAACAGCTATTCGTGGGTTAGACCATGTGGATATGATGACGGGCCTACAAGATATGGGCTACAATCTTCCCAACTGGAAGCTAGCTACTGCTGCTAAGGAGATCTTAGGTGACCCTGATTTGGATAAGTTAACTGATGTGACTTGGCGTGATTGGCTCGAAGACTATGATGGGTTTATTCGCTACGCTATCCGTGACGTTGAAATCTTAAAAGAGATCAATGATAAGATTCAGATGTTCGACTTATACACAGCCATCCAACAGATTGCTAATCTAGAATCTCTTTCTTTGGTATTCTTTAAGTCAATGATCGTAGACAACTACATCATAAAGGAATTCCACAATAAGTTAATATTCCCGACCCGAAGAACAATTCCTCGAAAGCCATTCACCGGTGCTATTGTAATAGACCCTACCGAACCTGGTAGGACAGAAGATGTTACTGTAATGGACTACACTTCTCTATATCCAACAACTATAATGGCTTTCAATATTAGCCCTGAAACATTCATAGCTTCAGAACAAGCATGCATTGAAGCTGGAATGGATATAGAAGATATTATAGCTCAGTTAAAAGCCGAGAATATTGACTATGTCGATACTGGTAAACAAACTGACTTGATTGGCGGTCGCTACTTATTCTATGCACACTCGCATCAACAAGGTATATTACCACAAGCTCTTAAAGGCCTATTCCACCAAAGAGTGGAGATTAACAGGAAGCTAAAAGCAGGTGAGTATGATGATAGTCAGGTTGATGCTATGCACAAAAGACAATGGGCATTTAAGCTTATTATGAATTCGGCATACGGTGCAATGGGTTTTAACTATTTCAGGTTGTGTTCATATGAATGTGCAGATGCTATTACATTCTTTGCTAGACAAGCTCTAAAGTATGCCATAGTCAACTTTAAGGACCGTGGCCACAAAACTCTCTACGGAGATACAGATTCAATCTTTGTTAAGTCCGCAGGTGAAACCCCCGAAGCTATGGAACAGAAGCTTATAGGATTCAATAAGGATCTAGAAGACAACTTCGTTAAGCATTACAATCCAGGTATCGATATGGACTATCAGCATATGGATCTCAAGTTCGAGTATGATCTAGAATATATCTACTTCAGTTCTGCTAAAAAGCGATACTACGGCATCATTCGGGAAAATAATAAAAAAGTCATTCGCGGGTTAAATATAATCCGAAAAGACACACCTGAATTCCTAAAGGATAAGCTTAATGAAATGGCTGAAAAAGCGGTTCGAAATGAACTAGACTTAAGTTGGCTATTAAAAATTAGGGCAGAGATTGAAACAATACCATATGCTGATCTAGGAATAGCCAAAGCTTTTGGGAAACCATTTGCAGAGTATATAAAGACTATGCCTCAACACGTAAAAGCATCTAAGTGGGCAAACACCAAATTAGGTACTGGGATCACTAATAAGGATAATCCCTACCTATTCTACATCAAATCAAACTGCGAGGCAGATCTAAAGAAAGGTGACCGCCAAACTGCAATATGCTTGAATGAAGCAGACCTTAAATTCATTGATGAAAGGTCAGACATTTTTAGCATTGATTATGATGTCTATTTCAAAAAGCAGATCTATGAGCAACTAGAAGAGTTCGCACTCATACCAGAAGTTAAAACTATGCTTAATGCATATAAGGGATACGTCAAAAAAGTCGCCCAACCAGCTTAAATATTAAATTAAAAAAAGAGTAACATATATGAAACCAATTTCCGATAAGGTAGTTTTAAAGCCCGTAGATGCACAAGACATCACAATGGGCGGAGTAATAATCCCCGACACAGCCCAAGAGGCAACTATGGTCGGTGAAATAATTGCAGTAGGTCCTGGCTTCCATCTAATGAATGGAGACCGTGGAGACATGCAAACCAAAGTGGGAGACCATGTAATATACCCAAAGGGTGGAGCAAGAAAGTTTGACCATGATGGCGAGGAATACCTAGTCATAAGAGAACCTGAATTATTAACTATAGTATAAAGAGATATAAATGTCTAAGAAATTAAATTTTAACACGGAAGCCCGTGAAGGCCTATTAAGAGGTGTGAATATTTTAGGAGATGCTGTGAAAGCAACCCTAGGACCAAAAGGTCGTAATGTCGTTTTGGAAAAAGCATATGGGGAATACCATTCAACAAAAGATGGTGTATCTGTAGCTAAGGAAGTTGAATTAGAAGATCCGGTTGAAAATGCAGGAGCTCAAATGGTTAAAGAGGTTGCCAATAAGGTGAATGATGCTGCAGGTGACGGAACCACAACGGCAACGGTACTTGCTCAAGCTATCCTCAATTCAGGATTCAAACGAGTTGAAGCCGGAGCAAACCCAGTAGAAGTAAAAAGAGGAATGGATAAGGCAGTTAAGGTGATTGTTTCGGAACTTGAAGATCTTTCAAGCCCTATAAAAGGAAGTGAAGCGATAGCTCAAGTAGCTACCATTTCTGCAAACAATGATTCAAGTATCGGAAATCTTATATCTGCTGCTATGGATAAAGTAGGTGTCGAAGGAGTAATCACAGTAGAAGAATCAAACACTGCCGAAGATTCCCTAGAAACAGTAGAAGGTATGCAATTCCAATCTGGATACCTATCACCTTATTTTATCAACGACCAAAAGAATATGCAAGTACAGCTTGAAAATCCTTTAATACTTCCAGTCAATAAAAAGCTTAGGGACCTAAAGGAAATGATAAAAGTGCTTGAACATTGTATAGCACAAGATCGAGCTTTACTATTGGTAGCAGAAGATATAGATGGTGAAGCATTAGCTGGTTTAATTGTAAATCATGCTAGAGGGACCTTAAAAGTTGCAGCGGTAAAAGCCTTTGGATATGGAGATAAGCGAGAAGCTAATCTTGAAGACATCGCAACGCTAACAGGCGGTAAAGTTATGTCACCGAAGAAAGGAATGAAACTTCAGAACTTTGATGCAGATTGGTTTGGAACCGCTAGATCTGTTACTATCACTAATAAGTTTACAACTATTATAGATGGTGCAGGAGATGCTGATGAAATCCTAGAACGTGTCGAAGAGATCAAAACAATGATAGATAATTCAGATTCTCATTATGAAACTGAACAATACCAAGATCGCATGTCCAGATTAGCTGGCGGTGTCGCTGTGATGAGAATTGGAGCAGAATCTGAACTTGAATTGAAAGAAAAGAAAGATCGTGTAGAGGATGCATTGAATGCCACTCGTGCAGCAATTGATGAGGGAATCGTTCCAGGCGGTGGTTCTGCACTAAGATGGGCTGTTAATAACCAAGAGCTTTTAGATATAGTCGTTGACACTGAAAACCGTGACCAGGAGATAGGTGTAGATATTATTCACGATGCATGTAAAGCGCCATTCAATGCTATAATGGAAAACGCAGGACTCAACCCAGATGTGATCTGGTCCGATATTCATAGGAAAATGACAGAGGAATATTCAGAATCACCTGAGGACCTAATTTGGGGCTATGATGCAAGGAATGAAAAAGTAGTTAATATGATTAGCGCTGGTATTATAGATCCAACAAAAGTTACTCGAATCGCTCTAGAGAAAGCTTGCTCAGTAGCTGGAACTATGTTAACTACTGAGTGTATCGTTACAATAAATAAAGAAGATAAAAAGCAGATGCCTCAGATGCCAGGCATGATGCAAGGATAATATCATGGGAAAACAAATCAACATGGGCCAACAGCAACAAGTTGCTATTAAACCGGAAGACCTAACAGACGTAACGTGTTCAGAATGTGGACACCAAGTTTTTACACAGGTATACCTATTTAAGAAAATATCAGCTATATTGTCACCAAATGGTCAGGAGTCTATGATTCCTCTACCAACATATAAGTGTGACCACTGTGGGCACATTGATAAAGTGTTTCTTCCAAAAGAGCCAAGTGATGGATGAGGATAGAATAAAACATCCAAGCCATTATACTGATGGTATTGAAATGTGGGATTATGCGTATTCCCATAGTATGGATTTCTTTGAGGGCAACGTTCTTAAGTACGTCACTAGGTGGCGACATAAGAATGGCCTCGAGGATCTATACAAAGCCAAACAGTATCTAGATAGGCTCATAGAGCAAACAGAAAATAAAAGCTCTAAATAACGTTTTTTAACGGTTAACATCGTAGTATTTACTAAATAAGTCGTATATTAATAATATACAAAATTGGATTAAATGGAAAAACACACTGAATATTATCTTAAGGCTAAAAAGATGGGCAAGAAAACCATCTCATATAGTCAATTCAATATGTACTCGGAGTGCCCAAAACACTGGGAGCTTCAATACATAAAGAAGCTTGGCAAGTGGGACCCCACCATTTTCAATGTCTTCGGAACTGCTATTCATGAAGTCATCCAAGAATTTCTAGAGGTTATGTATGGCGAAACTGCTAAAAAAGCAGAAGCTTTGCCTTTGGCTCAAATGTTAAAGCAAACAATGTTTGATCTCTATAAAAAGGCAGTAGAAAAAGAAAAGGGCAAACACTTCAGCACAGCGGATGACCTCCAAGATATTTACTACCAGGGCGTAGACATTTTAGACTATCTGGTTAAGAATCGAGGAAAGTACTTCTCTAAGAAAAATACAGAACTTCTGGGAATAGAAATGCCTATCTTTATGGAAACTGAAACAAACCCCAATATAATCGTATTTGGGTTTATGGATGTGGTTCTTAAAGAAGGTGATAAGATCCGAATCCTCGATTTAAAAACATCTACTTGGGGTTGGTCAAAAGCTGAAAAGAAAAAGAATGGAGATCAGCTCAGACTTTACAAACGTTATTTTTCTAAGCAGTATGATGTTCCTGAATCAGATATTAAGGTAGAATACTTAATTGTAAAAAGAAAGCTATATGAAAATATGGACTTCCCGATGAAACGTTTTCAGGTCTACGAGCCATCCAATGGAAAACCATCACTTAATAAGATGTCTAAAAAACTAGATACCTTTGTAGATAATGTGTTTAATATGGATGGCTCATATAAGACCGAAGCAGAATTCCCTGCTATTGCTGGAGAAAAGAACTGTAACTGTCGTTGGTGTCCATTTGCAAAAGATTATGAGGTATGTCCGAAAGAAGCTCGTCAAGTCCAGTAAAGGTTGGCATAGTCGGAAGCCGAACATGGCAGAACAAAAAGAAGGTAAAGGAGATGATCTATTCCCTAAAGCAAAAGTTCGGGGACCGGCTAATAATCCTATCAGGAGGATGCCCACATGGGGCAGATGCTTTGGCCAAAAAATATGCTTTGGAGTTTGAATGTTATTACAGGGAGTTTAATCCCTCACACACAAACAAGAACCTATACTCAGCAATGAATGAAGGATTTTATAATAAGACTTATAGCCCAAAGAACTTCTTTCATAGAAATAAGTTGTTAGCAAAAACATCAGATTACATCATTGCCTTTATAACTGAAGGTGAAAAATCATCCGGGACTCTACACACCATAAGGGAAGCCCATAAATTAAATAAAAAAATAGTTATTGTGTCATGAATAATCTTTCCTAATATATACTTATATATGAGTTAGGAGAATAAGTTATGAAAAATGCA